AGCGCCGACACTCTAAAAGTTAAAAATGACAATAAATATGTGACATTAAAATCACAATATAAGACATGAAATGTGAAGTCTTACATGGAGACTAAAAAATCATGGAATAGGAGGTGGCATTATGCCGAAATATAAGCAACCAAAAGACTCTACTCCTGAGTCAATAGAAAAGGCTTGGAGAGAGCAGGGCGAAATAGGAGCGGTAAAAGCGTCTATAGTTAAATATGCTAAAGTGTTGGATATGACCGATAGCGGCAGAGATATAAAACCGCTTGTTAGTGGGATGATGGAAATGGTCGATAGGCTAAAAGCACTTGAGTCTAGGGACAGTGAAGCAAAATCTGATGCACCATTGTTCAAGATTTTGAGGGCATCTAATGAGTAGGTGCGGTAATCAAAATCCGACATTCCATCACGCAGAGCAGTACACAAAAACAGAGGGTGTATACGCTGTGCAATTATCGGAAAGCTATGATCTAAAACCACATCCATGGCAGGAGCTAATTTTAAATGATTGGCTTGCAGTTGATAATGGCGGAAAGCTTATACATAGCTATTGCGTTTTAGAAGTTTCGCGTCAAAACGGGAAAACGGGTGTAAGTGATCCACGCGAAACGTGGGGACTTGTAAAAAGAGCTGAGTCAATATTGCATACAGCGCAAGAGTTTCAGACAGCCAAAAAAGCCTTTGACAGATTGCGTAAAAAATTTGGAACAAAGAAAAATGACCCGTATGCAAAATATCCCGAGCTTAACGCATTGGTAGACCACTACACAGTTAGCGCCGGTCAGATGGTCTTAGACCTAATCAACGGTGGACATATAGAATTTAGAACGCGCGGCAATAATTCCGACATGGGGCGCGGTGGTACATTTGACTTAGTTGTTATCGACGAGGCACAGGCTTACACGGAGGCACAGGATGCATCACTATCGCCGTTGAACTCGGCGGCTCCAAGTGGTTCGCCACAAACCATATTGATGGGTACACCGCCAATGCTAGAAAGCGGTGAAAAGGGCGGAATATTTGTAAGAGCTATAAACGCTTTTCATTCAAAGCCACAGCCACATTCATGTTTGCATCAGTGGAGCGAAGAAGAAATTGGTGATATCACTGATAAAGATAGATGGTATAAGGTCAATCCGTCACTTGGCTATCAGCTTTTGGAGTCTGCACTCGAAAAAGATTCTGTTAGCATGTCTCCAATAGTTTTTGCTCGTGAACACTTAGGATTAATGCCTAAAGCTTGCGAAAAGATTGATTACGCTATCCCGTCAGACTTATGGGATTCATGCGCAAGTGACGCACCAAAGCCCGATGGAAAAACCGCTTACGGAATCAAGTTTAGTGCCGATGGTGCCGAGGTTTGTCTGTGCGGTGCTGTTACAGATGCTTTGGGTATAACCCGCATATCCATGATTGATCGTAAGCCTATGGGGTTCGGCACACAATGGCTTGCTGACTGGCTTAATGTCAGATACAAGCAAGCGTCATGTGTTGTTATTGACGGGAAAAACGGTGTTGATGTGTTGATTGATAAAATATCGGATACTTGGAAGCTTAAAGGCTCAGTTATTAAGCCGACAGCAAAAGATGTTATCACCGCCGCGTCATTAATCATGGACGGACTGAACGAAAACACGCTGACATGGTACAGACAACAGACCGACCTGAGAGACAGCGCTATTAACTCCACCAAGAGACCGATTAGCGGTGGTTGGGGGTTCGGTGGCGGTGACTCAACTCCGATAGAAGCATGTGCATTAGCGCTATATGGTGTTAAGACAAGTAAGCGCGACCCTAATAAGGTTATGCGTATAGGATAAGGGGGAAGCAATGATATTTAACTTAGTGCCTACGGAAGTAATAGGCTTACCAATTGCCGAACAAACACGGTTACAAGCACTTGTTGATACATTTTTGTATCATCAGTCTAAAAACCAAACAAAAAATAAATACTACGAGGGCAATATATCGCTCAGTAGCGTTAATCTCGGGATAGCATTGCCAGAGGGTTTGAAAGGTCTCGAAATCGGTTGCGCTTGGGGTGCTAAAACCGTTGATGTTTTAGCCGGGCGCTCAATGTTTGATGGCTTTGTGGGTGCTAATGGTAATGAGGTTGAGGAACTCGATAATATTGTTATCAATAATGACCTGATAGCAGAGTATAACAAGGCTTGCCGAGATGAGTTAAAGTTCGGTTGTACGTTTGCTACACTTTCCAAAGACCCAAAGATCGGATGTAAGATTCGCTTTCATTCGCCAATGACTGCCGCCGCAAAATGGGATGGTTCAAAAGGTTGCATTGATTGCGGTTTTGCTATTATTGACACTAAGCCGGATGGTAATGACTCCGATATTTGGATTCCGTCAATAATCAATTACTATACAGACACATCAGTATGGATGCTTCGCTTTGACGGTGGTGTATGGACAGCGACAGAGTACCGTCATAAGATGGGTAGACCTTTGATGGAAGCGCTTATCTGGAATGCCACAAGCAATAAACCATTTGGGCGGTCAAGAATCAAAGAACCCGTAAGGCGCTTGATTGATGGATACGTCAGAACAATCGCCAATGCAACAATCGGCTTGGAATTTGCAACAGCACCACAGAAATATCTCTTAGGCGTTACCGATGACCAATATGACGCACTGATAAATCAGAAATTTAAACAGTATGTCGGAAATATCCTTGCATCAACAACTAATCCCGACACTGGTGAGAAACCAACATTCGGGCAGTTGCCACAGGGTAACATTCAACCGCATGTCGAAATGATTCGTGTGCTTGCTACTCAGTTCAGCGCCGCCACGGGGTTATCTGTTACCGATACAGGTGTTGTGAATGATGCTAACCCGACAAGTTCTGATGCGATTCTGGCGCAGTCTCAGACTCTTATCGGAATGGCTGAGCAACTTAATGTCGGAAATGGTGACGCTCTTAGGACTATAGCGCTAATGGCTACGGCTATCGCGAATGATGTTTCATTTTCCGACTTAACTCCAGAGCAGAGCGACGTGATTGCACACTTCAAAAATCCGGCTATGCCGACAGTTGCAATGACAGCGGACGCGGCCATTAAGATAGCAAGTGCAAGGGAAGCATTCGCTCAGACTGATACATTCCTTGAGATGATCGGCTTTGATAAGGCATCAGTAAGACGTATCAAGGCTCAGGAGCAAAGAGCAAGGGGCGCAAGTGTACTTTCCGAGATGGGTGTTGAGTAATGACTATATCTAAACGAGTATGGGAAAATTACATAAACGGTCTGACGCAAGTAAGCGATAAAGCCAAAGAACTGACGTTGGAATACTTATCGAAACATCCTATTGATACTTATGAGGATAGGCAAGCACTTATAGCTTTTTGTTATGGCATATCGGCAAAATACGGAGAGGCGGCGGCTACGTTCGCTTGTCAGATGTATGATGTTGAGGCAGATTACGAGGGTGTAATTTTAGACCCTGCTGAACCCGCCGAACCCGCCGATTATAACGAGGTTGCTAAGACCGTTAACGGAACACTTAAGTATTTGCTTGCGGCAGAGGTCACAGCGGCGGCAATCGGTCGACTTGTTAAACGTTGCGGACAGGATACAACGTTAAAAAATGCAATCCGTGATGGTGCTTTGTATGCTTGGATTCCGACAGGCGATACATGTCCGTTTTGCTTATCCATTGCCGCCGAGGGATGGAAAAAAGCTACACAAAAAGCACTTGCCGGAGGACATGCCGAACACATACACGGAAATTGTAATTGTGCTTACGCAATCAAGCATATCGAGGAAACAGATTACGCGGCATATAATCCCGATGTGTATAAAGAGATCATGAGCGCGGCAGAGGGTAACACTAAAGAGGAAAAGTTAAACTCTATCCGCCGTATGGCTTACAAAGAAAACAAAGAACGTATCAATGCTCAGAAGCGGAGCGTATACGAAAAGCACAAGGAACTTGAAAACTCCGAAGCTGAGGAAATAAACGTTAATTAAGCATCCTTACAAGGGTGCTTTTTTAATACAAATTTGAGCACCGACTCGTAAAACCGTGGAGGATAAAACATGAGTGAAGTAACAAATACTAACACTACGGTAGTTACACCGGAAGAACCAACAACGGCACAGCCGGAAAAGACATTTACACAGTCAGAGTTAGATGCAATCGTCAAAGATCGTTTAGCTCGTGAGCGTGGTAAATACGCAGATTATGACGCATTAAAGGAAAAAGCGGCGCTGTATGACGAACGGGCAGAGGCAGAAAAAACCGAACTTCAAAAGGCTACGGAGAGAGCACAGGCACTTGAAGTTGAGTTAAACGGTATGAAAAAGGCTGAATCTATCCGGGTAATTCGTGAAAAAGTAGCGCGTGAGACTGGTATTCCAGCCGCGTCAATGTCACTTTTGACGGGTGAAACTGAGGAAGCTTGCACAGAACAGGCGAAACTCATTTTATCCATGATAACACCGAACGGATACCCACAGGTACCGGACGGTGGAGAAGTAACACACACAAACAAAGGAACAACCAAACAGCAGTTTGCACAGTGGGCGGCAGAGGCTTTTGGTTAATTTATTACGGAGGTTAATAATATGGCAGTTACAGGTGTACCAACAAACAGAACATCTATCAATCTTCCTGTTGACGTATCAAATGAAATTCTTCAGAAAACACAGGAATCATCCGCAATCATGAAGCTTGCAAGACAGATTGCACTCCCTGGCAGAGGTGCCGCAATCAATGTTATTACTGGTGACCCCGAAGCAGCTTGGGTAGGCGAGACAGAGGCTAAGCCGGTTTCCGACCCCGGACTTGATACTAAGATCATCAGAGCTTATAAGCTTGCGGTAATTGTTCCATTCTCAAACGAGTTCAGACGTGATGTTGCGGCTCTTTATGACGCACTCATTGAGAGACTTCCAAATGCACTCGGAAAGAAGTTCGATGAGACTGTATTTGGCAAGGTTAACGCTCCCGGCTCAGATTTTGACACTTTCGCAAACGTAACAGCTCAGGCAATCGGCGGAACACTCACATATGGCGGACTTGTTGCGGCTGATGGTGACATCGCTACACATGGCGGTATCATGAATGGTGTTGTCCTTGCTCCACAGGGTAAGTCTATTCTTCTTGGCGCTACTGATGAGAATAAGAGACCACTTTTCATCAATTCTGTTGCCGAGGGCGCAGTTCCTATGGTACTTGGTGCGAGAACTGAAATCGCAAAGGGCGCATATATTGCCGGAACATCACCCGCTCCAAATGTTGTCGGCTTTGCTGGTGACTGGACACAGGCTATTTATGGCACTGTTGAGGGTGTACAGATCGGTTACTCATCCGATGCAACACTTGTTGATGGCAATACAACAATCAATCTCTTCCAGCAGAACATGTTTGCAGTAAGAGCAGAGATCGAGGTCGGTTTCCGCGCTGATACTTCTGTATTTAACGCTCTTACCGATGCAACATCTTGATGGTAAAGTTTATCCACAAAACAACCAATACTCCGATGTGGGTAGCGGATAAGCGTAAAGATGAATACTTGGCGGCAGGTCACAAGCTTGCCGCTGAGCTTTATGCGAAACCCGTTGAAGAGGCAGAGGTTGAAAGTCCTAAAGAAGAAAAAAAGAGATCAACCAAAAAGAAGTGAGGTAGTTATGGCATATGCAACAGTAACAGACGTTCAGAGCAGAACAACCCGCACGTTATCCGAGGCAGAACAGACTGTATGTGCTACTTTGCTTGATGATGCCGCGGTAAGGATAGATGCAACCGAAACAACCGCAAGCGATGCGGTAAAAATGATCGTTTCGTGCAATATGGTTATTCGCGCACTCGGAAACGGTGATATAGATGTGCCCGTCGGAGCTACACAAGGCTCAATGTCAGGACTCGGATATTCTCAGAGCTGGACAGTCTCAAACGGTTCAGTGGGTGAGCTGTATTTTTCAAAGGACGATAGGCGCTTGCTGAAGCTTGCAAATAAAATCGGTTCTTACTCACCTGTGCAGGAGTTGACGGGGGTGACGGAATGAAAGGCATGACTATACAAGTCCGTAATAACGTGCAAGTAGGGACAGACCCGTTTGGAGCACCAATCTTTGACGATGACTTTGTGAGTGTCGATGATGTGCTTGTGGGAAGTCCGACAACAGATGATGTAACTAACGCATTGTCGCTATACGGAAAAAAAGCGGAATATACATTAGGGATTCCGAAAAGCGATACACACAATTGGACGGATGTTGAAGTCATTATCCCTAATCCAATAACGGGCAACCCTGAAAGATTCCGCACAATAGGATTTCCTAAAACGGGTATACAAGCAAATATCCCGTTGAGATGGGGCCAGAATGTAATGGTGGAACGCTATGAGTAAGGTTGTTAAGTTCGAGCTGAATCACGCAGGAGTTAAAGAGTTGTTGAAATCCGATGAAATGAAAAGCGTATGTGAAAGCTATGCAAGACGTGCGCTATCGGGTTTAGGTGCTGGTTACTCCGTAAATACTTATGTCGGGGCCAACCGATGTAACGCAGAGGTGACAGCCGACTCAGACCAAGCAAGGCGCGAAAACAGCCAAAATAACACAATTCTAAAAGCACTAGGGGGTTAAACGATGATCGAAAAAACAATATTAGATTTTCTGAACGACTCGGAAACACTCCCGACAGCTTATATGGAGATTCCGGCAAACCCGCCAAAACGATTTATTATCATCGAAAAAACTGGCGGCTCAGAATCGAACCATATAAAAAGAAGTACATTCGCTATACAGTCTTATGCTGAATCTTTATATCAGGCGGCGGCATTGAATGAGTCCGTCAAGGCATGTATGCTTGATGACTTGATAACCGTTGATGAGGTCGCAAGTGTGAGATTAAATAGCAATTACAACTACACAGACTCAGAAACAAAAAGATACCGTTATCAGGCGGTATTTGACATTACACATTATTAAGGGGGTATACCATGAATACAGCGTCAAATGTTAGTGCTGGTAAGCCTAAAATCACAGGTGCAATTTATGCGGCACCGCTCGGGACAACTTTGCCGACAGATACAACCACAGCACTCAACGAGGCTTTTAAGCCGCTTGGCTATTGTTCCGAGGACGGACTTGTTAACAGCACAGATTTACAGTCCGAGAACATTAAGGCATGGGGCGGCGATACCGTTCTTTCCGTTCAGACATCAAGAGATGATACTTTCAAGTTTACACTTCTTGAAATCCTCAATCTTGATGTATGCAAGTTTGTTTATGGAAATGATAACGTAACAGGAGCACTTGATACAGGTGTTACTATCACAGTAAACAACAAAGAGGTTGATGAGCGTGCACTTGTTATCGATCTCATTCTCCGCAACAACACAGCAAAGAGAATCGTTATTCCTGACGGTAAGCTGTCAGATCTTGGAGACATCAACTATGTTGATAACGATGCTGTCGGATACGAGACAACAATGACTTGTATGCCGGACGCAAGCGGAAATACTCACTACGAATACATCAAACGTGCTTAAGATCGGGTGGTAAAACTATGAAAATCATCACAAAAAGTGGGTTCAAGTGCTCTGTTAATGAGAACATAATAAAGGATTGGCGCTTTATAACGCTCACATCCCAGATTGCAAAAGCAAGCGACGAAATTAACGTAATTGATAACGTTAACAAGGCGCTTGTTTTTATATTGGGCGAAAAAGACACTCAGAAGCTTATCGAGCATGTTGCAAAAGCTGACGGTATAGCAGACGTGAAAAAAGTAATCGGAGAATATAGCGAAATTCTGACAATGCTCAAAGATCAAGTAAAAAAATCTCAGTCCTTATCGGAATGATTGCGCTCGATGAGGACGCACTTATATGTGATTTTGCTGAGTTTTACCACATTTATGACTATAAGTCATTCCCGGTAGATTACATTGCTACACTTGCGGACGGTCTGAGGAATAACGCACGTATCAAGCTTAAACTCATGGGGCTGGAGATTGACATTAACACGCTACTCCTAGCACATATCGCCGATAGTTGCGCAATCAATTTTTATGCTAAAACCAAGGACGCAAAGTCCGGCAGAAATAGACCGAAGTCAATGGTGGAAGCATTAACGGCGAAGAGTGAAAAGCAATACAAGCAATTTGATACCGGGGATGACTTTATGCGCGAATGGAGGTTAATAAATGGCAACTGAATTAGGTAAAGCCTATGTGCAGATTATTCCATCGGCGCAGGGTATAAGTGGATCAATTGAAAAAGCAATCGGCGGCGAGGCAACAAGTGCCGGAAAGAGTGCCGGGCTTGATTTGGTCGGAGCGCTAAAGGGTGCGATTGCGGCGGCAGGAATAGGTGTTGCAATCAAAGAAACTTTAGATGCTGGTGGTGCTTTACAGCAGTCTTTCGGCGGTCTTGATACCATTTATGGTGAGGCATCCGAAGCGGCAAAGAAATACGCCTACGAAGCACAGCAAGCCGGAATAAGTGCAAATGATTATGCTGAGCAAGCTGTCTCATTTGGTGCATCGCTCAAGCAAGCGTTTGAGGGTGATACAGCTAAAGCGGTTGAGGCGGCAAACACAGCCATCATGGATATGGCTGACAATGCTGCGAAAATGGGTACACCAATTGAGAACATACAGACAGCATACCAGGGGTTCGCAAAACAGAACTACACCATGTTGGACAACTTGAAACTCGGTTATGGTGGCACAAAAACCGAGATGGAACGGTTGCTTGCTGATGCTGAGAAAATCAGCGGTGTTAAGTACGATATATCAAACTTAGGTGACGTTTATGACGCTATCCATGTTATACAGGGCGAATTAGGTTTAACAGGTGTTGCGGCGGCAGAAGCAAGTGGAACATTTACAGGTTCCATGGGTGCTATGCAGGCGGCGGCGCAGAATCTAATGGCTAATCTTGCGTTAGGCATGGATATAACAGCGCCAATGCAACAGCTTGTTGGAAATGTCATAACATTTGTAGTTAACAATTTCATTCCGATGCTCGTGAACATTGTTCAGGGCATACCGACAGCGCTTTTGACAGCTTATGAAACATCGGTGGCATTATTCCAGCAAGGTGGCATGGACACGATTAACAACGTTATCATGGGCATAACTCAGGCTTTGCCGGGCTTACTTGAGTCGGGCGCTGAGATAGTTACTAACGTTCTTAACGGAGTCATGGAAGCTATCCCACAATTGCTTGATGGTGCATCGGAAATGATGGACGGCTTTATAGAGTTTATCGAAAAAGATTTGCCTAAATTGCTTGATGATGGTGTAAAGTTCGTTACCAATATCGTTAACGGAATACTTCAGAATTTACCGCAGATCATATCCTCGGCCGGACAGTTAATGGCAAAGTTTATCGAGGCAGTGTATAAAGCATTTCCACAAATCTTAGCGGCTGGTGCTGAGTTGTTAGTCAATATTGTGCAGGGCATTATTCAGAATTTGCCCGAAATTGCTAAGGCGGCATTAGACGTTGCAACACAGATCGTCACAACAATCGGCGAAAATTACCCACAGTTTATTCAAAGTGGTATTGAGACCATCGGAAATCTCGTTAAGGGATTAATTGACTCTATCCCGGACGTAATATCAGGCATCGGTCAGATAACATCTCAGGCGCTAGAATCATTTAATAGCGTGGACTGGGCATCTATCGGAAGCAATATTATTTCCGGCATTGTAAGCGGTATATCAGGCGCGGCAGGGACGCTTTTTTCATCTTTGAGAGGACTTGCGGAAGATGCTTTAGGTGCGGCGAAAAAGAAGCTTAAAATCGAATCCCCATCAAAAGTATTTGCTGATGAAGTCGGCCAATGGATACCGGCAGGAATTGCCGAGGGTGTTGAGGATAACATGAGTACGTTGTCCAAGAGCATCGGCAGTATTTCGAGCATGGCAACGATTGACGGAGCTACACTGTCGAGTGCTCATAGATATGGGGCAACTCTTGCACAGAGCACAAGCGGTGGAAATGTTATAAATATGACGATTTACGGGGCAAAAGGACAGAGTGAAACCGAGTTAGCAGAAATCATTTCACGTAAGATTAACGCACAGGTTAATCGGAGGAGTGCGGCATGGGCATGATAAGAAATTACTTTATCCTTAATGGGAAAAGCTCAACGGATTTTAATTGCTATATCGCAAAGTCTCGTGCTTTTGATGGTGCGGAGCCGGATGTTGAGTCTATCGAAATCCCCGGAAGAAACGGTGAATTGACATATAGCAATAACCGTTTTAAACCGTTTACGGACGAAATAGAAGCGTACATTCCAAGGAATATGCAAGAAACAATAGACGGACTTAGAGCATGGCTGTCAAATAATAAATCGTTTGTAAGGTACGAAGAGGTTTTGCATCCTGATGAGTTTCGACTTGCAAGGTTCAGCGGAGCTTTTGAGGTCTCCGAGTCAGATCATAAAGGTGCGGCGCTGACATTGCCATTTACTTTTCAGCCTCAAAGGTTTTTAAAATCCGGGGACAATGTAAATGCCTTGACATCAGCCGGAAGTCTATTTAATCCGACTTACTACGATGCAAAGCCGTTGATTCGTGCTTATGGTACTGGGAGCTTTACGGTTAATAATATTACGGTCACGATAACAGCCGCAAATGAGTATACGGATATAGATTGCGAGATTATGGATGCTTACAAAGGTTCAGTAAATTGTAACGGTAATATTGTGACAACAGACAATAAATTTCCAACACTTGTAAGCGGTCAGAATAGTATCAGCATGACGGGGATATCGAGACTTGAAATAACTCCGAGATGGTGGACGGTTTAAGGAGTAAAACATGATACCGATTTTATTTTCCGAAAACACAACACAATTTAATACTAACGGAATCGGGCGGCTGTCTGATGTAATCTCATGTGTGATTATCGAGGAACGTAACGGACAGTTTGAGCTTGAGATGGAGTATGCGGCAGAGGGCAAGCATGTTGAGGATATCGGTTACAACAAGATAATCCTTGCGAAACCGTCACAGGAAAACACATTACAGGCTTTCAGAATTTACAAAATCGAAAAGTCGATTATGGGCGGAACGATAGTGGTTAACGCTCAACACATTAGTTATCAACTTGCAAATATTCCATTAAAGCCATTTGGCGCATCCTCATTGGCTGACGCACTAGCCAAGTTAGTTAGTGAGAGCATGGAAACAAACCCGTTCACATTTACATCAGATAAAACATCGGCGGTCGCTTGTGGCTCAGCGACTCCGATAATGTGTCGCTCAATGCTTGGCGGACATGAGGGTTCTTTACTCGATGTCTATGGCGGTGAGTGGAAATTCAACAATTATATTTGCTCTTTGCTGAGTTCTAGGGGAGCTGATAACGGAGTCACAATCCGATACGGAAAGAATCTTGTTTCTCTCCAACAAGAAGAAAATATAGCGAACACAATAACGGGTGTAGTTCCTTACTGGAAAGCGACAGACTCAAATGATTGTGTTTATGCTAATCCAGTATATTCAAGCAATGCAAATAATTACCCATACAAGCGGACAGAAATAATTGATTTTTCTGACCAATTCGAAGCAAAGCCAACATCGGCGCAATTAACGGTAATGGCTCAACAGTACATCGAGAAAAACAATATCGGTCATCCGTCGGTGAGTCTCGATGTGGATTTTGTAAATCTTGCCGATACCGAGGAGTATAAGGGCATAGCTCCACTTGAAAACGTATTACTTTGTGATACGGTGACGGTGATATTTGAGAAGCTTGGAATCTCCGAAAAGGCAAAGGTTGTCAGAACCGAGTATGATTGTCTTGCCGAGAGATACAAGTCAGTTGAAATTGGCACTATTCGGAGTAGTCTTGCTGTAACTATTGCAGAACAAGGAAGCGCAATAGAAACTACACTTGAAAAATCAAGAGAATTTATCAAGGATGCAACAGGATGGCTGACTAACGGTGCAGGCTATGTGGTGGCAAATAAAAATACAGATGGAAGTTGGAAAGAATTATTATTCTTAGACCAACCAACAACGGCACTTGCTACGAAGGTTCTGAGGATTAACGAGAATGGCATCGGTTTTGCCAGTGGTACGGCAGGAACATTTGATAGTTGGGTATATTATCAAGCGTGGACGCTTGACGGAAATCTGAGTTTGGGCGGAGTTAACAACAGCTACGGGCATTTAAAAATTCTTAACGCAAGCGGAAATATTATCGGCGAATGGGATAAAGACGGACTAGTAATATATGATTCTACCCAAAGTAAATACAGCATAAACAATGTGGTTAACGGCTTTAGGGCGGTAGATTCGACAAGAAAAGAAGAGGGAATATTTGATAGTGCAAGTGTTCAGTTTGAGGACAAGAACACTAATTTGTTTTCAGCACTTGAAGCAGGCGGACTTGTTGTATTTTCCTCGGATGATGTTACACAATCAAGCGTCAACGGAAATGTCATAACCGTGGAAAATAATTCTCACACGACAGAAATGAAACCCGACGGATTTTATGTTGATGGTCAAAAAATCGGCGGTGGTGGTAGCGGATACACAGGTACGTTTGACGTAGAAACTAATCTCGAAGTCGATTTTGATAATGAAGAATATTCCGCTGATGTTTACACACTTACATTTAAAGATGGAATACTTATTTCGGTTGATTAAGGAGGATATTCATGCAATCAACAGATTTACAATATGCTCCTATTGGAGTTAATCCTGTTATACATTTGAGTCAATATGATGTAGGTAGACAATTTCAATTAAGAATAATTGATGGCTCAGAGGTCTATTCAATGCCTAACGGAACAACCGCAAGGATTGATGGATTAAAGCCCGATGGAAACGCATTTAGTTATACTGATGCAGTTTCAGTAAGTGGCAATGTGGCAACTATAACTACTAAGGACCAAATGACCATACTTAGTGGTACAGTGCTATGTGAGCTGAGATTTATTAATGGTGGAAATACAATCGGAACTATCAATTTCAAGCTAGAGGTTGAAAAATCACCGATTAATGCAGATACACCAATTTCGGATACGGAAATTCCTGCAATAGTAGAATTAGGCAGAAGTTATATGCTTGAATCCGAAGCTTGGGCGGTAGGCACTAAATATGGCGTAGAGGTTGAGTCTGGTGATGAACAGTATCACAACAACGCAAAGTACTACTCACAGCAAGCAAATGCTGAAGCTACTAATGCTGCAACCAGCGCAACCGCAAGTGCGAATAGTGCAACAGCATCGGCTAATAGCGCTACTAATTCAGCTAATAATGCGACTTTGTCAGAATCCTGGGCAATAGGTGGTACTAATACTCGAACCGGCGAAGATACAAACAATTCGATGTATTACGCACAACAATCTGCAAGTAGTGCGAGTGCGGCGGCAATCAGTGCAACAAATGCTCATAATTCGCAAGTTGCTGCAAAAATATCAGAGGATAATGCTAAAGTGTCAGAAAATGTTTTGCAATACTATGCTAGTTTCGTTATTCCAAGATTCGTGATTGCAAATAATCGACTTTATATATCTAATGCGGCACAAGCTGAATTTATTGTAGCTAACAACCGCTTATATATTAAAAATGCAAGTTAAGGAGGGATAAAAGCACATGGTAAATCCAACAGGGTATACAGCACTAGATTTTATAGGTTTTACCGACAAAGGCACTTATGTCATAAATGTAGCTTATGTTAAAAATGATATTGTCCATTATGCCGGAAATCTTTGGCGATGCCTTATTGATGACACAACAGGAGTTGTGCCAGCAGAGGGAGCCAATTGGACATTATTTATCGGAGAACCAACAAATTTAGTTGAGCGAATAATTGCACCATTGGAGCAGAATCCGGCTACTATTGCTTATGGGATAGGCAGACAAATCATATACGATGATTATTTATGGGAGGTTATCAAGGCAATTAGTATTGGCGATTCGCTGATTGATTATGCCGTAGACCCAACAAACGCAAACATTAAAAAGGCTGATCCAGTCGAGACACAGTTACTTGCCGTAAAAGCCAAAGAGGGTAATTTAACAAACCTTACTACCACAGCCAAAAACGATTTAGTATCAGCAATAAACGAAGTCGATAGTCATACTGATGCTAACACAACAAACATCGGCACTCTTGCGAACCTTACTACCACTGCAAAAACCAACCTTGTTAGTGCGATCAATGAGGTCAACACAAAAGTTTCTAAAACTGAAGTTTTAATAATAAATGTACCGTCGTTTAGTTCACTTCCTCAGACCGTATCAAATGCAAATATCGAGTCTGATATGGTGGTGGTAAATTCCGTTCTCGGTACTCCGTCAGCACAGACGGGTGATTGGACGGTAACAACATCAAATGGTTCACTTACTATTAGTGGAACGTCAGCTATTAGTGGTAGTACCACAGCAACTTTGTACCTTATGAAATCACGATAAAGGAGATATGAATTATGGAAAAGTATTTTTTAACTCAGATTAAGAGAACCAATGGCACTTTTGAAAAGGGTTGCGTTGTTAAGGATTCTTTGGAAGATGCCAAGCAGTCTTATCATGCTTACTTAGGTGCTTATGCTTACAAGCATGACCCTAATACAGATTATGTTCAGTGTATCATCACTAATATTCGTGGCGGTATTGAGCTTTCAGAGGTATGGGATAATATTCCGACAGAAAACACTAGTGAGGAGGTCTGAGGTGGTTAATCAGCCATAACCGCCGAAATTTCGATGGAAAGTATAATTAAGAAACCATTTCAGAGATTAATAACTGTATATAAAGAATCAAGTAATATATCGATTGCAAGTATAGATACGTTTGATACGTATTACACAATTAACGAATTAGAAACTTATGATGCAATTGCAGTTACACCTAGTAATTTAGGTGATAGTAGATATTCTTTCCGAGGTTGGTATATTGATTCACAGTATCCATTGAGATTACATGTTATGATTGCAAATCCTAGTGCAACCACTGGCAATGGTAAAATTTCATTTAATATTTTGCTTATGTCAAAAAACTAATGAAAGTAATTAATTGGAGAGCATCAAGAAACGAATCTTATTATTGCATTAATCATTATTGTGATTTGTAATCTAATCGGCTTTGCATTAGTGGAGAGCATCAAGAAATGAATAATTCCCGTGAGCGTGGAGTGAAAAGGCTAAACAAATCAATCATTATCGTTATGGGAACGTATCCCTTGCCGAGTTCACGGGATTATTTTATTTAGGGAAGTGTAGAAAATGAAACTTAAAATATACCGTTTCGATGGTAATACTTTTATAATTGATTGCGTATCTTTTGAATTACGAAGTAATCTTGTCGGGTCTTGGATAAAGTGCAAAACATCAGACGGTAAAGAAACCATTATCGACGGTATCAGTAAAATCGAGACAGTTGAGGAGAGCATCAAGAAATGAAACTCAAAAAGTTTCTCAAACAATTATTTTGTAACCATGATTGGATAAAACAAAGCAAAGAACCTATATTTGATTATTGGGATTATAGCGGTTATCATGTCGGTGTCTTTATTTGCAAATGTTCGAAGTGCGGCAAAATCAAAAAACGAAAATATTATTAAGAAAACTTTTTAAAATGAAATATTAAAAAACAAATGAAAGTTGGGCGGTACATCGGAGGGGTGTATCGTCCATTTTCAGATAAGGGGGAAGCATCAGGGAATGGACTTAAAAGAAATTTTTGAAAATCTAAATCTTGGGAATGTATCAATAATTTGTTTTCTGTTGCTTTCCCTTATTGAAATAGCGCCGATCAAAGTAAATCCGTGGTCGGCTCTCGCTAAGTGGCTACAAAAACAGTTATCTTTGGATGAAATCAAAGAGGATTTAATGGACTCACGGAGAACCCGTATAATTCGATTTGATGATGAACTGATTGAAAAGCGTGAACATCGGAAAGACATGTTTGATGCGATTCTGGTTGATTGCGACAAGTATGAAAAATTTTGTAAATCACATCATGGTTACGTGAACAGCGTTGCCGATGACTCTATACACCACATCAAAGAGGTGTACGCAGAATTAAAGCGTGAGGACGCTTTTTTAACGTACAAAAAAGGGAGGGAAAAGAAATGAAACTTTCTGATGATGTTTATTTGTTCCTGAAGTGGGTTTGTTTACTTGCTGTTCCAGCGGTTACATTCATAACGTCCGTGAGTGATGCTCTTAACTTTCCTTACGGCTCACAGGTTGCGGCGGTTGTTTCAGCACTCGGAGTATTTGCCGGAGCTGTTATCAAAATATCGTCCGACAACTATTACAAACAGAATAACGATGGTTCAAGCATAGACAATATGCTTTAATCATAAAACTCATTTTTCTTGTCAGCTCCAGTGTGTATGCATTGGAGCATTTTTTTATATACGGAGGTCAACATGAAAAAGACCGACAACATGATTTTTATATGGGAGTTTTTCAAGGCTAAAGGTTTGTCAGATTTCGGCATCGCCGGACTCATGGGCAACCTATATGCCGAGAGCGGACTAAGGTCGAACACGTTGGAACGTCTATGTATTAACCGATATGCTCAAAATGGCATTGCCTATACGGATGAAACGTACACATTGAACGTTGATAACGGAGCAATCAGCAAAGCGGAATTTTTAAGTCCGATGGGCAAGCATTACGGCTACGGCTTAGCACAATGGACAACTGAGAGCCGAAAGCGTGGGTTATACGAGTATACAGAGCAACAATATACATCTATCGGGGACTTGCAAGCACAATGCGAATACTTATACCGTGAATTAGAGACAAGCTTTAAAACGGTTCTCTCAGTGCTTAAAACGGCTCAGGACATTGATTCAGCAAGTGACAGGGTGCTTTTACGCTTCGAAGCTCCTAAAAACGCAGAGTTGCAGATAGAGACACGGCGGAAATACAGCAAAGAGATTTATGATTTAATGGCGGAGGGCAATATGGTTTATTTTGGTAGTGCAAGGATAGACGAAAACGGCAATGCATTGGGCGGAGTAGCTGGAGATCAGACAGGCAAGGAAGTTTCCACACAACCTTATTACATGCATTCTAAGGGGTGGAATGTCATCAGAGCCAAAGAGCCGCAGATCCGGGAAGCAATCGCACAGGACATGGAGTGGGCATGTGCTAATAACAATATTGGATATGACCAGGGGCAGAATCAGACCCTTTATCAAGTATCGAAACCGCTCGGATTTAATTGCAGCTTGGTCGGTACTCCGTGCGAGACAGATTGCGCTAGGTTGGTTCGGGTCTGTGTGCTTTATGCCGGAGTACAATGCTCTGATTTTTATACAGGTAATGAGTTGGATTCCTTACTTGCTACGGGTGCATTTGAGCAAGTATACCCGTCAATGCCTGATGGCCTT